TGTCAGCAGCCATACCTGGGCATACGTAGATTTCGTACATACCAACGAAACGCTTAGATACTTCAGGACCACCTGTCAAGTACCAACCGTTACCATCAGCAATCTGTGCTTGCATGTAAGCTTCCCAAGCAGCTTGACCCATGTAAAGTGCAGGCTTTTCAGCAGCACCTTTAACAGCAGCAGGAGCTGTGTTGATGATGTCCCAAATGGTAGCGATGATGTTAGTTGAATCCAAAGCACCTGAACCCGCAGATACAGCACCTGAACCGCCCGCCTTGATCAAAGTCAAGAAACCATCATATTGACCTGCGGTAGCGTTAACGCCATTCCACATGATAGATTCGTTAGCAGCAGCGATACCACCTGTCAAACGCTCAATGATAGCGTCTTGAATTTGGGTGTTCACACGGCCACTCATTACATCAGCAGTAGTCCAGTCTGTGAAGAAATCTTTCTTACAGATTTGACGCTGAACTTGGAATTCTTCCAAAGTCAAAATGCGCTCAGTCAAAGTGATAGTACCTGTTGGGGTAAAGTCACATGTACCGGCTGCAAATGATACGGTGTCATCAATTTTACGTACTACTGATTTGTAAGGTACGTTTGGCTTCATAGTCACGTACTGTGCAGATACGTTTGACAACAAAGCTTTAGCTACGATTTCACCAGCTAATTCACCTGCATAGGTGGTGGTGAGTGAAGTTGTTGTTGGCATTTTAAATAATAATTTATGAGGTGAATTAATTTACTTTTTTAGCACGGATTTGTTCCATGAAGTCGCTGAATGATGATCCATTTGAAGCAACAACAGGCTGTGCGTTTTTCTTAAACTCTTGTGATTTAACTGAAGGTACAGCAGGTGCTTTCTTTACAGATGCAAGTTCAGCCTTAACTGTTGCTACTTCATTTTTTGCAGATTCAACCGCAGCAGCAAGTTCAGTTTTTTCAGTTTCAAGTGCAGCGATACGCTCAGACAATGAACCGATAACGGCAACAAGGTCTTCGCTGCTCATTTCAGTTGATTGTTCTTCACGCTCGATTTCGGCAATAAGACCATCTTCGCCTACTACGACTTTGGTCACACCGTCCTCAAGCAGGTATTCACCTGCAGGTACAGGTACTGGATTACCTTCAGCATCTTGAGTGTAGATATCCACACCTACTACCCACTCATCAGCAGTTGAGTAGATTTTAGTACCGTCATTCAAAGTACCTTCTACTGCAAACTTAACCTCTGTGGCAGCTGCTTCAGTAGCGGTTTCTTCTTCGAACTTGATACCAACAGTTGAAGGGTCAATACCGTACTTCGAGAATACGGATTTGATTTGTTCTTTAATGTTTGACATCGATTAGTATTTGGGTATAGTAGCAAAAACATTGTTTTGTTACATCCATGCCCGTGACTTATCTTAGCCGTGTAATTAAATACTCACATTTATGAAAGCAACAGAAACATTCTCAAAAAAAGTTAGCGCACGATTAACTGAAAAGCAAATGAAGCTAGTGACTAAAAACGCGAAAGCATCCAAGATGTCGGTTGCAGAATACATACGTGCTTGTATCCTTTGATAGTAGTTAATGGTTAAAAAAAGAAGGCCCTCGTTAGGGCCTTTCTTTTTAATCAGTTATACCTTAAACACTAATGCTTTTTAACCGGGACGAATTTAATACAAATTTTCTATTCCTGTTTCAAGGCTTAGCCATTTTCCTGCACATTCATTCTTACCATTAGCAGGTAAGAACTCCATATATGCAAGTAGCTTCGCATCATCTACCAAACTTGGGTTATAAGTTAGTGTGCGATTCGTAGCGTTGTACGTGTTTGACCCGCCTACTTGCAGATTCAATGTAGAATCTTGCGTCGGATTCTGCCCGATGTCTAGCGTACTGCCATAAACATTGATGCTGGTTTCAATTGATCGTGGGCCGTTGTACAATCTGTACTGTTGCATATACCCTCCATAGGTTTGACCAAATGAGTTAATCAGTTTCTTGTAGTCAAACGTGTTTGCATCAATACCATTGATGTACACCGTACTCTTAACGCTTGTAGGCGTTGGCTGTTCGATGTCCATTGCTACCGATGTAATGTGCGTTTCACCTTTAACGGGTACAATCGGGTACGTGATACGGCAGTTCCATACCAACTGTTCTTCAGTTATACCCGCAAGCTGCAAGAACTCATCACGTCTAAATCTTTTCTTAGGCGTAATCGTGCCGCGACTTGTCCACTTCACAACCGTCTTGCCTGTTGCATCCTTACCTAATAACCGTGACTTATACTGCACTCGCACAACTGGGTTAGTCATGTCTTCGGCAATACCATTTACCACCGTTTCGTATGGCTCATACGTAAACTCTACGCGATCAGCATTGAAATAAATATTGCTTTCTACATAGTGAACTACTTGCCCGGCACGACTGCTTGGTGGTTCGTGTAGCACAGCCTTACGTGCTTGCAACAAGTGGTAACCTTTATCGGTCATCCCCTCAAGCGTGAAGCCTCCAGTATAAAGCATCATAGCCGCATAGTTCAGCGGGTACAATCCAAACAGTTCTGTGCTTTGGCGTTGTTCAACCGTGTACGTAATAACGTTTTTACCGCTTGAAAAATCATTGTTTTCATATACGGTATAGCCACGATTGATTCGCTGCTGAATTTGCCCGTTATACGCCTCAAATTCGGGAGGTAAACCAAGTACCTCAAGTGCCTTGTCGATGTTTATCATGTAAATTATTTATTGGTTGCTTTGCTTAGAATATCATCAAGCTCCAACATCAATTCCGCTTCATGGTTTTTAACACCACTCATGGCTACACCTACCTCGTTAAAGAATCCTTCTATGCTGTAACCTTTTACCTTACCCATCTTAACATCTTCCCATACTGCATCTTCATCTACATGCGTACCAATAAACCATGTACCATCGGGTAGTTCAGGTAATCCTAGTTGTACGCTCTTATCTTGCTTGCCTTCCTTCAACCATGATTCAACAACAGTCACGCCCGTTACTGGTATCTCATGCTGCAAGTTGGTAGTGTGTTGCAGATTCTTTTTGAAGAACTGATGCGCTAATTGTTGCACAGTCTTCTTTTCAAAGTACACATAGTAAGGTTCGCCTTTGTCATCATAGCGAAGTATCTCCTTATCCGGGATGAGTGCAGGGCCGTAAAGCATCCTACGTTCTTCATCTACTTTAGCGAGTTGCATCTTGCTTAGTGCAATCCAATTCTCTTCGATTGCAGGGCTATCTACAAGGCCCATTGCGGTAATACCCAAACGGCCTTCTTCATCAATAACACACTTAACTACTTTTCTTTTTTCCATTTTACAAAGTTATTTATATTTGCTCGGTTTCTATTCGGTTCATTCTCGAAGTTAGCACAAAGGCCGTCCAAACGTGGGCGGTTTTTTTTATCCTATACGCGAGAGGTCTTCAACTTTAGTACGCACTTCTTGTTGACTTGCCACATCACCTGCAAGTACATACGCACGTGGTGTTATCTGTTCGGGTCTATCTTGCAAGAATGCAGATGCTAGCGGGTTGAACTGTGCAGGCTGCGCACCACCACCCCCACCATCTAATGAAGGAGGTGGATTTTCATTTGTTGCAGGTGGTGTACCTCCTTGAAATTCTTGCTTAGCAATGGTTGCTACGTTCGCAATACCCGCAGCGATAGCAGAACCCGCAGCAATGAATGGCTGTGCAGGGAAAAGCACTGTTGCAGGGTTAGCTGCTGCACTGGCAAAGATGGCGTTAGCACCTTTATACGTATCAACTGTGGCCTGTGCTATGCTGATTGCTTTCTGTATTTTGAATGCACGTCTTTGACTTGCCTCATCCTTCTTAGCAAAAGCACCAACAAGCGCACCTATTGAACCTAATGCCTCGCTAGTCAATGCAAGCTTTGCATCTTGTACGGCTTCTTCATTCTGTATACGTCTTTGTGCAGATGCTTTCTCTTGGTCATCTAATGCCTGTTGATAGGCTGCATCAACTTCAACTGTACTCTCACCTGCCTGTATTGCCTTTTCACGCAGGTCTAAATACTTTTGGTCAATTGCTAAAATTTCCTGTTGATCAGCAGTAAGGTTTTTAGCATCCTGTTCAGCACGTAGTGCGGTTATGGCTGCATCGTATTCTTCTTCTGCTTTCTTGCGTTTGGCTGCTTCGGCTTCAGCAGCTGCGGTCTTTTTCTTTTCCGCTTCTTCAAACTCCTTTACGTTTTCTTCGTATAGCTTATTGACTAAATCGCTTACTTCTTCTTCAGCCTTTAAACGTTCGGCCGCTTCTTTTTCCGCTGCCTCTTTTCTATCGGCTGCTGCCTTTTGATTTGCCGTCTTTCTATCCGCTGCGGCCTTTTCATCTGCGGCCTTTTTATCATCGATTTCCTTTTGATTTATCTGATTAATCGATAATTGAAAGCCCGCCTGTTGATTCTCTAAGTTTTTGTAAATCTTTTCTTGTTCTTCTATCGCCTTATCACCATCGGCCTTTACCTGTTTCGGGTCAAATACCAAACTGGTAATTGATTCATTGAAACGGTTACGTAGGTTACCAACCTTTGCAAACGTTTCGTCACTTAGTAAACCAAAATCTTTAGCGGTTTGCGTGACCAAATCAAGCTGCGCAAGTATCAATTGAAGTGGCGCAGTCAAGAAAGTGATTATACCAGTCAAGATGCTTGCATTACGTTCGGCTGCTTCTAACTGCGCCTTGCGTTGTGCCTTAGTGGTTTCAATTACTATCTTCTGCTCATTGAGTGCAGCCTGTGCCTGATTAAATTTAAGTTGCAAGATTTCCTTTTCAGTCTTGCCCTGCAAACGCAAGATGTTTTCTTGGTCACTTATTGCATCAAGCTGCTGCTTCGACTGTGCGGCACGTTGCTTTTGAATATCAAGTTGCTCAAGTTCAGCATCGGTTACACCATCTACTAAGGTTAACAACTCATCTGCATACACGATAGCAGCGGCAATGGCTGCACCTATCAAAAAAATAGGGTTAGTCAGTAACGCCCTACCAATAGACGCAAAGGCAGTACCTATACCCTGTATGCCTTTGGTAATATCACCCGGCTTGATACCGCCAATGTTTGCGGCTAACTGTTTTGCTCCTTCCGCTGCACCTGTAAAGTCAAGGCTTGTAATACGGGACGTAACAAGTCCAAGTGATCCACTAACTTTTTCAAATGCTCCACCTGCTTGCGTACCTACTGCCTGTGCAGCATCCTGCATCCTGTCCTTAAGTTCACCCGCTGCCGCTGCAAGTTCGAGGTACTTATCACTATCGGGTTCTGTATTGGCAAGCTGTGCCTGTAATTCGCGAAGCTGCGCCTTGAGTGACTTAGTGGATGTTACTACTTCTTGTTCAGCAGCAGCAACATTCTCAAATGACTGCGCACCGCTGTTGATTGCAGTCGATGTAGCATTGATTTGAACGTTTAACTCCTTGAGATTTTGTTCACTCTCAGTTGTGTCAATTACGAAACTCCGAACAATAGGCTCTGCCATTAGTATATAAGTTTAGATAGTAAATAGATAAGTCCGAAAAACAAGATAGTGCGCCATATATACAGCGTGATATACCACATCACACGTTGCCACTTGCGAAGTTGAAAGTTATACTTACTACTTGGTGCGATGCCCAGCTGCAAATAGCGCATTGAGTTTTTGATTGATTCCATTTTATGATATTTTACTTTGTTGATATTGAAGCGAAGCCGTTGTTATGATGTTGACAGGGAATGTACCACCACCACCTACATTCAAAAACAGCCTGTGGTTTGCAGGCACTGCCACGTTCACACCTACCGTAAACGTGAATGCAGTTGTATTGACTGTATTAAGTGGTGTTATTGCGCTTACCGCTGCAACACCTGCTACCTTAGTCATGGCAAATGAATACTGCCCTGTTGCATAAGTACCTGCGTTAGTATCCCAAATAGTCACATTCAATAAACATGACCACAATGTGTCATTAGGTAGCTCGATATGTTCATTAGTAATACCCTCTATGTAGTAAAAGGCATTGCCTGCTGCTAGGTATGAATCCTTTCTGTGCAGTATAACCGTGCCTGATTGCGCCCATCCCTTTTCGACATAGCTTGTACCATCACGAAATCCACCGCCTAAGTGCATACCGGGTAGATTCGTGTACACGTTTTTGCCAAGTAGGTTACTGCCTTGAACGTTCTTGTATAGTTCAAGCGTATTACCAACCGCTAACATATCACGGTTACCTATCTCAAGTTCGATGCTATCACCATTGATGACGCTATTGGTTATTGAACGTGTTTGCTGTGCGGTCTTTGTTACTCGTGGTGCTGGGTTGGTGGTCGTACCTCCAACGTTGGTGTTTGGTCTACCTCCGCTTGGAATGGTTGCCCAACAGATTGCCGTGCTTTCATCCCAGTTATAACCGTATCGTGTGCAGCAATCTTGAGTAGCCGATACAGGGTCACCATTACCATCTACAAAGTTTACTTCACCATTGATTGAAACAGTACTAGGTGTTGCGCTGCAATCTTCAACATCCTCAAGAAACTTAATAAGCTTGACAGATGTGCTTTCTTGCATGCCCACCTTATAGTCATTAATCTCAAGTATGCGCCAATACGCATTCTCTATCCAAATCTTGTCGCTAAATTGAAACGTAAGTATGTCCTTCAGGTCAAGCGCAAACGAAGCCTCCATGATACGCGCATCAGGCGAGTACAAGGCATTCATATAAGTGCGCCAATACAGATTGAACAGGTTGTTGTATGGATTAGTAGTGATAGGGTACGGTGGTACTTCAGGTGCCCAGTTTAAATCGAAGTCACTTATATCAGGATTAATTAGGCTATAATGGTTTAATAAACGTAGGTTAGTAGATATTACAGTAGCTGCACCGTCATCGTAAACAAAACCTTCAAACGTGCCTGCGTAGTACAGGCATCTCATGCCGGGATTAACAAACTGCAATTGTTCATTGATGAACATAGGCATTACTATGTCTGTGCCGTTAACAGGTGCGCATGGAGTAGATTGCGTTACAAGTTTTATTGATTGATCACCAATGGCAAAGTCGCTAGGTTCAATATCGGGGTTAACCGTATAACCTACTACTTCATAATCACCATAAACACGATTAACATTCTTGTATTGCTTGCTTATTATGTCTTCACCTGCGCTGTATGTAAATTGAAACTTAGCTTTTTGCAAGTCAACCGTGCTGCTTATCGTAATGTCCTTTGACGTGTCAAGCTTTGATGTCCAGTCAAGCACATTGCCACTACCTAGGTAACTGTTTTGCGGTACTATCTGTACTTTGTTAGGTAGTGTCCTATCAGATACGATTGCACAGTTGTGCATCTTGAGTACATCGGTTACGAAATCAATCTGCTTAATATCGGGTGCGTTAAGGTCAAAGTAAAATGTTTGGCCGTATTTCAGTTCTATGTCTATTAATGACCATGTGCCTGTGATTGTCCAAAAATCTAACTGACTTGGGCTGCTATTGGTAAGAATCAATTGAACATTGCTTGCCGCATCTATACCAATACGAAAAGTTATTATCCGTTCTACGGTATTTGGAAAATCTTGTATGGCTGTAACAGTAGCAATATCGGGTATACTAACCCCATCCACAATTAATCCTGCTCCTATAATACATTCGGCTCCATTAGTACTTACGCTTGTCAATTGCAACACTACTTGAAACGTATAGTAGCCCTCCGATGGTGTAGTGTAAGTATATGTAGCGGGATTATAATCACCACCATTATCATATATTTCCGTATCAGCTACTAAAATTGATGGTGCGCCCGACAATAATATTTGTGATACCGTGGTAGATGCCTGAAAAAGTAAGTCATTAAACGAATCACTTGCTACTGGTCTTTGGCTATTGAGCCATGGCATGTGATACTCTGACAATATACTTAACAACGTGCCTGCCTCTAACTCAAAACCCGCATCGGAAATGATTTCCTCAAACAAATAACTCCATCCAAGTGCAGGTGTAAAATCCCCTGCGTAAATAGGACTTGTACTTTCATCTATCGGGCGTGTTCCTTGTTCATTGCCTGCACTCCATAACTGACCACGCTCTAATACCGTCCATATACCGGGTATGGTAGGAGTAGAGATATTAGCATAGGTCATGTTTTGATTTAGGTTAGGCAGGTCGGTAATATCCTTTAGCTTTTTTTCCCCGATGTTACGCACCAAGTCAGGCGTTTCAGCATAGAACGCTAATTCAACTTCATTGATACGATTGTTCTGCTTGTATACTTTACGCACTCGAACATAACCGAATGAGATAGGCAAAGTGTCTACACGTATTTCAGCGGGTAGCTTGTAGTGGAAAAAGTTTGTATCACCTGCGCTTACGTTCACATCGAATAATGCACCTAACGCAAGTTGGTTTGTTTCACTGAATGGTACTCTGAACTCACGGGTAAACGCACCCTGTGCGGTGAAGTTGTTAAGGTCTTGAAACTTCCAGTTTTGCGAGATGCTCTCGTTAACAAATAGGTCAAGGTATACCTCAGTTGAAGCATCAGGCCTTACTATTAATTGTACTTCTCCGTTCATGCGTTATGTCCAGTATTCGTTTGCAATTCTAAATTTTACTGTTACGTTGTATAGCTTGCCATCACGTATCTTCTTTTCAAGATAGCTAGTGTCGTCCATGTTTACAGGTATCTCAATCGGCTTGCCTTGGTCTGTGCTTAGCCATGTTACCTGATTACTTACCATTAGCGAACGCAATAATGTAAATTCTTCCTCACTAATGTAGTCACTCGTTGCGGTTATGACCTGCTCAACAAGATTGCGTCTATCTGTTTTGCCGCGATCATTAGTACTGAAGATGGTAGTTGTACCATTAAACAATACTTGTCGATATGGCTTGCGTTGGATTTCATCACTCGTTTCTGACTTCTTAGTAAAGTTAAAGTAATCCCAACCGCCACGACTGTTTACCCATCCTAAACGAATCTTATCCCACCAACAATCGGACTGACCGTAAACCTTTGCATTGTAGAAGATGTACGTTTCAGATACTGCGTTGTTTAAACTATTCAGGATTCTTACTTGATAATAACGCCAGTTAGGAAAGAGCGAAGGCTTTACCGTCAATCCTGTCCAATCATTTAAGTTTGCAGGATATACTGGTAAGGCTTCAATGTCATAAGCATCTAATGTAAGCGTCTGTGAAGTTGGTGCGCCTGTGCTTGAATAAATGGTAATCACTACATTGTTCGCACCGTTATTACTTAGATAGGTTGCATTGCCCGGTATGGATAGCACACCGTAGTCAGTTTCAAAAGAAGGTATTACTACGTTGTTATTTGATACACCAAATGAAGCAGCAAGCGGCCAATTGTGAGTTCCTATGATACGGTCACTCATTGCGTATGATGTGGCATTTGTCAAGGAATACTTGACAGCTGAATTACCGCTTTCAGGTGATGGCTTGTAACCGTCCTTTACTTGGTAGTATGCGTTAACTATCAAACACTCTGTGCCTACTTCTGCGCTACCTTCTGCCTCTGTTAGGATACCACCTACTATCCACCACTCGGTAAGCGTAAAGTTTAAAACCTTTTTGCTTAAATCATCTACTGTATCATCAGTTGACAGGTGAAAGTTTACAGGCTCATAGTTACGCATGTCATTTAGTAATGACTGCACATCAAAGTACAGGTTACCATCGGGCGCAGCTGCTA